GCCGTCAGGACCTTGCCCTGGACGGTCTGGCGCTGGGCGAGGTTCGACGCCATGCTGTTGTAATCGGCCGACGAGTAAAACGCCTTGCGGTCGTTCATCGAGACCCCGACGCGGTTCAGCGCGGTGTCGATCGCGGCAACGTCGTCGAATCCCGCCGCCGCCGCCGTGCGTTTGACGAAGACCGTGCCTTCGAGCGCGGCCTTGTTCGAGCAGTCGACGTTGATGTCGGAAGCGAGGCGCTGGAGCGCGGCTTGGCCTAAGCGCTCTTCCTGGAGCATGTCGCGCAGTTCGATCGCGGTCAGCGTCAGCGGGACGGCGTGGCTGAGGTTGATCGACGCCGGCACCGACAGCTGCGCGTACGACCGCGCGAAGTTCGATGTCTGGTCGAGCCCGGTGAAGGACTGGGCGATATAGGGCTGCGGCCTCCAGAAGGTGTCGCCCGCCCGCGCCGCCATGACCGGGTCGAGGCTGTTCTTGCGGAACGCCTTGGAGATGACCAGCGCATCCTCGAAGCCGGCAAGGGCTTGATCGAAGGCCACAATTTCTTGCTTGCTGAACGAATTTACCACGTCGGGCTCCTGCGGATCGAGGTCAACGGGATCTCGCGTTCCACGCGGGTCGACGTCTGACCTCTGCACTTCCGGTGGCAGGAACCGATTTGACGTAGCCCGATCATGCGCTGATTTGCCCGGCCCCGCAAGGCCGGCAGCAGATCAGCGCCTAGGCTGCGCGCGCCTTGGCCCGCTTCGCCTTGAGGAACGCCATCAGCGCATCCTGCGCGCCGGGCTTGCCGTCGTCGACCGCCTTCTCCAGCCTGGCCCGCTGCTTGTCGTCGGGAACGGTGCTGAGCGGGGCCGAGCCGCGCAGGATCTCCTCGGGCTTCGCGCCGCTCTTTCGTTTCGCAACCATCTTCACGCCTTTCGAGAGGTCCCACAGGTCGAACAGCGCCTGCACGGGATCGGCTTTCGCCGCGGTGGTGATCTTCTCCAGCAGCGCCGGATGGGCATGGAGCGCCTTGACCAGTGCCGGCGCGCGCTCGCCGAAGTACATCGGGATTGCATTGCCGATGACCGGCGGCAGGGCCATGCCGACCGCTTCCTCGGCCTCCTGGTAGCCCGGCACGCCGAGTTTGGCGGCATTGGCCCGCATGGTTGCCAGCGATGTGTCGAACCGCTCCCGCGTCCGCTGCTCGGCCGCCTGGGCCTCGGCCCGGCGATTGTCGATCGCCTGGCGTTTCGCGTCCCATGCGGACTTCGCCGCGTCGTAGACATCGGTATCGCCGTCGCAGTCCTCCCACAGGTCGGGCTTGGGCCCGAGTTCCTCGGCGACCGCCGTCTTCTGCTGAGACTCCAGTTCCTTGACCCGCCGCGCCAGTTCGCGCTCGCGATGGCGCAGCGAGCGGATGACCGGGGTCTCCTCGACCGCCGGCTCCTCCAGCCCCTCGACCTCGACGACCATCTCGTCATCGTCGTTGTCGCCCGGGGTTTCCTCGCCGTCATCGCCCTCGGGCTCCGGTTCGGCCGTCTCGGGGACGTCGTCGTCCAGTTCGACCTCGACCTGCTTGTCGTCGTCTTCGTCGTCGTCCGTCATGCCTGCTTCTCCCCGGCCTTGGGGTCGGACTTGACCGGCAGCACCGCCTGCACGACCGGCTCGGGTGCCGGCTCGGGCGTCGCGCAAGCCTCGGCCGGCGTGTCCTTCCAGCCGTCGTCGATCGCCGCCTTCTCGGCCGCCTCATCCTCGATGCGCTGAACGTCGCAGAGGTACTTGTTCTCGATCTTCAGCGGCTTGTCGGCGAGCATGTGGCCCTGGCCGGTGCCTGCGCGGAACATCAACTTAGGGTATGTTAAATCACCCATGACCATTTCTTCCCCGCCTTGATGTTGTGGATTTGCGGCACTGTTGCGCCGAATAGTGTCGCGATCAGAGTTTGACTCATTCCCGCAGAGAGAAGGCGCCTAACTTCTCGAACCAGATCTTCATTGAAACGACCTCGGCCTAGCCGATGGACGGGACTACGCGACCCGCGCGTATCGTGCTGGCCACGTTCTATTGCATCCAGAACGTTATCTTTCTGCGTTCCCAAGACGAGATGGGCCGGGTTTACGCACGGTGGGTTGTCACATTTATGGCGCACGACGAATTCACCCGGATCAACTCCGTGCGCGATAAAATAGGCCACCCGTGAAGCAAGACGGGGACGGGCGCGCAAATTGACGCGCCCATAGCCGAGCGGGTTTCGATAGCCGGTCCACGGGTGACACCCATCAGTTATCGTGACCTTGGCTCGGAAGCGGTCAATCTCTTGCGCCGTAAGAAGCGGAATAGAGAGCCGCTCTCTCATGCTGTCCCCGCTGGTATCTGTTCGGCCAATGGTTGCTGCTGCTGTAGATGCTCGGCCAGGGCCTGATGCTCGGCGAGCTGCTGCCGGCGATGCTCGGCGAGGATGTCTGCACCGGTTTTCACCCGCTTGACGCCCGCGTCATGGGTCTTGATCGCCATGTCGTGCTGCAGGTGATCGGCCCTGGCGACGTTGAGCCGGGCGCTGGCCAGCTTGGAGATCGTCTCGACCGGCGTCTCCGGCGGTTTCTGCAAGCCCGTAGGCGCCGTCGGCGCGGCGTCCGGCCCGCCGACCGCATTGGCCTGGGCGTTCTTCAGATGCGCGTCGGCCAGCGTCTGGACCGCCTTGGCCTCCTCGGTCTGCGCCTTGGCCTGATCGAGCGCTGCCTGCGACTGGGCCTGTGCCGCGGTCGCGATCAGCGCCTGATCGGCCGGTGACGGCGGCTGCTGGCCCTGCGCCGCCTGCGCCTGGGCGATCTGCTGGGCTTCCTCCGGCGTCGGCTTGACCACGCCCAATGCGATCAGCTTGTTGCGCGCCCAGGTCTGGAGTTCGTCCTGGCCCTCGCCGTCCATGTTCATCGTCGCGGTCAGGAGCGATGCCTGGGCCAGGTCCATCGCCTGCGCCTGGGTTGCCACCGCGGCCAGCTCCATGCTCTGGCGCACGGTCTTCTGGCGCTTGGTCGCGGTCGATTCCTGGACGCTCGAGACGACCTTGTAGGCGCCCTGGCTGAGGTCGTTGCGGGTCTTGTAGACGTTGTTCTGGTCGAGATAGGGCTCGGCGATCGTCGCGGTCGAATCCTTGCCGTCGGCGGTCAGTGTCGCGACCTTGCGGCCCGGCTCGCAATAGGCCTCGCGCGCCTTGCCCTTGTAGACCTCGCCCTCCCACTGGATGGTCAGGCGCATGTTGTCGAGGTAGATGCCCGACTTGGCGTCGACCCGAGCCGCGGCGATGTCCATCGCATCGGCCGAAATGTTCGACTTGACCTGGTCGGCGTTGTCGTCCTGCTCGGTCAGGTCGGCGCTGGCGATCTGCAGCAGCCCGACCGTCGCCGGCGGCACCTGCGGCGGCTCGATCTTGCCGATCGGCCCGGCCTGGGCGATCGATCCGTCGGGGTTTCGCAGCACCTTCAGGAGTCTCAGCGGCGTGCGGTCGATATTGCCCCTGGCCCATTGCTCGAGGATCACCGGGTCGACCTGGTCCGGGTCGACGATCGGCACGTCGAACGGGCTGAGCGACTGGGTCTCGACGACCTTGCCGATCGACGCATTGTAAATCCGCTGGCTGTCCATCCGCTTGGCGACATGGCCCCGCCAGCGGATCATGTTGTCGACGAACTCGAACCGCCCATAGTACGGGATCACCGGGATCTTCGGGCCGAGGATAAAGCCGCAGTCCTTGAGCACCTTGGTGCCGTTCAGGATATATTTATGGACCCGGCGGCGATCGACTCGTCTCGACTTCGACTTCCACCCCAGCGCACGCAGTTCCCTGGTCGCGGCGCCGTCGATCTCGCTGTCGTAATAGCGCTGGGTCTCGCCGCTGATCCCCTGGGTGAAGGTGATCAGCTTATCCGAGACATGCTCGACCTCGTAATATTCCGCGGTCCTGACGACGTCGGGGGTGTACCAGTCCCAGGCGTATTGCCAGCCAGTGAGCGGCCAGGCGGCGAGGTTCTCGGCGCCCCATTTCTCCTCGGCGAGAATTCGCGGGTCGGCCGAGACGACGAACGCCCATTCGGCATCGCCGTGGTTGTAAAGCACGGATGCGCCGTCGAAATAGACGCTCTGGTCGGCGTCGACGATGATCCTGGCCGGGTTGACCCGCAGATTCTCGTTGTCGGGGTCGTCGGGGTCCTCATGGTCCTCGGTTGCGCGATAGGCCCCGAAGCCGCCGCGGATGCCCTCCTTGAAGGCGTTGTCGCGGGCGAGATCCGAGCCGAAGAACGCGTTGTCGGCGCGGTAGCAGCCGTCCAGCGTGTCGGCGGTCGCGTCATCGGCGAAGTCGTCGGCCGGCAGGAAATCGACCGTCAGCCGGTTCTCGCGGTAGTCGGTCTCGATCTTCTCCAGGGACTTGGTGATCTTGTCGACCTCGGGGCGCGGCGTGTTCTCGAACTGCTCGAGCCACGGGCCTTCCCATTGCGCGCCTGAGACGGTGACGAAGCGGCGGGCCTCGAGCGACTGCGCGCGAAGCTCGCGCTGCGGCACGGCGACGGTGTCGAACCGGCGCATCGCCCGCTCGTGGACGCTCTCCAGGTCGTGCTTGTTGGCGCCGTGCTCGAAGTTGTTCGTCTCGGATTCCGGCGTCGGCTCGAGGCGATCCTCGGTCGCGGAGTCGGGCTCGGCGTTGGGCTCGAGGTCAGCCATTGCCTGTCACCCATCTTGCGGTCGCGGACATGAGCCTCGCATCCCGGCTGATCGGGAGGCGAACGGAACTCACCTGGCGGTTAGCCCACATGTCAAAGTCGTTTTTGTCATCGTCCTCGCCGGAACCATGGCCCGCGCGGCGAACGACATGGGGGCCGACCGGATCGTCGATCCGACGCCACCATGCGTCGTACAGGGGCTCAAGGTCAGCCATCGGCTATTTCCTCACCCGCTTGCGGCGCTCGACCCATTCGCCGACGGTCTCGCCAGGGTAATGATCGTCCTTGACCAGCCGGCCGAGTTCCCGCTTGGACAAGCGCTTGAACTCGCGGGTGTAAATCTGGCTGACCCGGCCAACGCTCAGCCCGTAGCGCTCGGCCAGCGACGCCAGGGTCTCGCCGGTGCGCCAGCGGTCCTCGAAGATCGCGATGTTGCGCGCCGCGTCTTCAGCCCGGACGTCGGCCATTCCAAGCCTCTCTGAGACGTTTTCAGCTGCCAGTGGTGTCTGTAGCCACTCGAGCCCGGAATCGCGCTCAGCGGGCAGATTTGGGGCCTTGGCGGGCATTTCAGCCATCATCGCCCCCTCGCCGTTGCGAACGCGGACTTCAGACTGGGGATGGAAACCGGCGTTTCGGCCCGGGCGAAGGGCTGGTGCGACAGCATCGCCTCGGTCATCGCCCAGACCAGCGCGTCGACCCGGTTCGGCGAGCCCTCGCCGAGGTAGCCGTTCGGGGTCATCACCATCATCTCGTCCTCGAGCGCCTCGAGCCCGGCTCGGCGCAGATGGCTGACCCTACCTTGTTCGTAGAGCGCGGAGACCGGCTCGGCACGGGCTGCCTTGCCGCGGCTGGCGGTCACTTCCTTGTAGGCCACCGAGCGGTCGACGTTGCGGATGACCGCCTCGACCATCGCCCCGCCGAAGTTGCGCTCGGCGACGATCCGGTCGGCCTGGTGGCGGTGGTAGGCGGTCACCGCAACCCGCGCCCAGCCGTCCGGCGACAGCTTGCAGGTCAGATCCTCCAGGACATAGCCGCGCCCGTCCATGCCGCGCCCGACCACGACGATGCCGATGTCGTCACCCTCGTCGCTGCCGCTGGTGCCCGACGGGTCGATCGCGACGACCACGCGGGACAGGGCCGGCGCCTGGTCGATCCGGGTCCGCTCGATCATCTCGCGGGTCCACAAGGCCCCTGGCACGTCGTCGAGGATCTCGGCCTCGAGCTCCTGCCGGCCGAGCCTGGTGCCGGCGTAACGCTCGTGGATCGCCTCGATGAACGAGGCTGCGAGATTGGCCCGGTTGTCCATCGTCCGGCCGCGGGTGGTGACCGTCGTCGGATCGGCGATCAGCCGCTTGATCATCGGTATCGGCCGCGGCGTGGTGGTCGCGACCTGGCGGGGGTGATGGCCAAGCCGCAGGCCGAACTGCAGCTGGTCCCAGGTTTCCTGGGCGTATTGCCACTTTGCCGGCTCGTCCGCCCAGGCTAGGTCTGCCTGCGGCCCTCGTAGCTGGTCGGGCTCGGTCGCGTTGTAGAGCGTGCCGACAGCGCCGTTGGGCCATGTCAAGCGGCGCTTGGAGGGCTCGTAGAGCGGCCGGAAATCCGCCGGGTGGACCGACAGCAGGCCGGACTCGCCTTCGACCATGACGTCGCGGGCATCCGCGCTGGTCTCGCCGACGATCGCGACGCGGTTGTAGCGGCCGGCGGACAATGGGGTTTCGCCGCAGATCATGGCGCGGACGAACTCGGCGCCGGTGCGCGACTTGCCCCAGCCGCGGCCTGCGAGGATGAGCCAGGTCTTCCAGGCGCCGTCGGGCGGCAGTTGCTCGGGCCTTGCCCAGAAGGCCCAGTCGTAGAGGAGCTCGGCCTGGCCATCAGTGCTCAGTGACGCCAGCCGGCGGGCCTGTTCCGTCGGTGAGAGGGCCCTGAAGCAATCGGCGGCGGAACTCTGCGGCATCGGTTTCGACCTGCTGGAGCTGGATCGGCTCGCCGTTGGGGCCGCTGTGCTCGTAGGCCTGCGGCGTCTCCCGCCAGCGCCCGCGGGTCTTGAGCCAGAAGATCGCGGCGGTGTTGTCCCCGCTCATCGCGTTGTTGTACAACCGCCCGGCGACCTTGGCGTTGGCCTTGTGCAGTCCGACATCAAGTTCGCGCCTGAAGTATCGGACCAGCTTTTTGACCTCGAACCCCATCAGCTCGGCCATTGCATCCTGCGGCACGCCGACCGCAGCGAGCATTTCGACCTGCTGGCGCTGCTCGTCGGTCGGCTCCATGGGCGGTGGGCCGCGCTTGCCCATCAGGCGGCGACCTTCTGCGGCTCGCGCAGGTCGTCGAACAGCCGGCCGTCCTCGTGGGTGGCCTGCTTGCCGGTGAAGTTCTGCCAGCGGGTTATGGCGACGTCGACATAGGCGGGGCTGAGTTCGATGGCCGCGACCGCAAGGCCGGTCTTCTCGGCGGCGATCAGCGTCGTCCCTGACCCGCAGAACGGTTCGAAGATCACCGCGTTCGGGCTGAACACCAGTCGGGCCATCATCCATTCCCATAACTTGACCGGCTTAGGACATGGATGATCGATGTCGCCTGCGTTTGCTGACACGTTCAGGTCAACTGCATCCGGTCGTGCGCCCCGCCCATGTGCAAGGCTTGGGTCTTTGCCGTAGCAAAGAAACGGCTGCCAGCAGTTGTATCCCCATGGCGAGCGCGCCGGGCCGCCTGCATAATACCAGCAGATGACCCAGTCTGGTTCGGGATAGAGCCACTGGCGCGTCACGCCAGACGAGAACACTACAGACACCGAATGCGCTCTGGCGAGCGGCAACCAAGCCGCCGCCAGGTCCTTCAAGTTCGCCAGCGTGTCGTCGTAGCCCCTGTAATTGTTCTTCCCGCTCTGCTTCTTCTCGTCGAGCCCATAGGGCGGGTCGGTCAGGCAGATGTCCGCCTTGCGTCCCTGAAGCGCAGCATCGACCGCGCCGACCTCCATCGCATCCCCGCAGACCAGCCTGTGCCGCCCCATCACCCAGACATCGCCTGGCACGCTCACCGGGTCGGCGGGCGGCTCGGGCACGTCGTCGGGGTCGGTCAGGCCCTCGGTGCGATCGGCGAGCAGGTCGGCCAGTTCGTCGCCGCTGAAGCCGATCAAGTCTAGGTTGAACCCGTCATCGGACAGCCCCTTGAGTTCGGACCCGAGCAGGTCGAGATCCCAGCCGGCGTTCAGCGCCAGCTTGTTGTCGGCGATGACCAGCGCCCGCTTCTGCACGTCGGTCAGGTGATCCAGCACGATCACCGGCACTTCACCCATGCCGAGCTGGCGGGCCGCCAGGAGGCGCCCGTGGCCAGCGATGATGCCGTTGTCGACGCCGACCAGAATCGGGTTGGTCCAGCCGAATTCGCGGATGCTGGCGGCGATCTGCGCGACCTGCGCTTCAGAGTGGGTTCTGGCGTTGCTGGCGAACGGGATCAGGTCACCGATCGGGCGCTGCTCAACTTTTATAATCTCCGCCGTTGTCACTTGCCACCCTTCAGCTTGCGATTGGCCTTTGCCTTGATCCTGGCGGCGGCGGCGGGCGACATGCGGCCGGCCTTAACTGCTTGAGTTGCGCGGGCTTTTGCGTTGGCGGCCCGTGCGGCGGTGTCGACGGGAAATGTGCGCCCGGCGCCTGCGAACTGTGACTTGGGCAGGGCATTGCGGCGGGTGGTGGTGAGCTTGGCCATCTAGCCGACCCTCGTGCCGAGACCGATGCCGCCGCCGCCGAACAGGTTGAACAGGAAGACGGCGAGGATGAGGATGAGGATGAGGGCG